TGACGCGGCTACGGCCAAGAGCGTGCAGGACGAGATCAACGAGCGCATGGGCGGGGCGCACCGTGGCGGCACGTTCAGCGTGCTCGCGGGCAAGGTGACGGTGGACGAGATCGGCATGAAGCTCGGTGAGCTGGACTTCGGCCCGCTGGTGGACCGCATGGAGGTGGCTGTGGCCCGCGCCTTCGGCATCCCCGCCGAGCTGCTCCAGGTGCTCGCCTCGGTCGGCAAGGGCGAGGGGCTGAACGCGAGCGCCTACCGCGACAAGGCACGCATCGCGTATGACAACGGCATCGTCCCGCTGTGGAAGGACGTGGCTGATTCCGTCGCGCTCGTGCTCGGCGATGCCTACGGCGTCGGCCCCGGGGACGTGGCGTTCGACTACGCCGGCATAGAGGCGCTGTCCGACGACCGCAAGCGGCAGGTGGAGATCGCGGTCGCCGCCCTGCCGTTCCTCGAACTGAACGAGGCACGCGAGATAGCGGGCTACGAGCCGAAGCCGTGGGGGAACATCAACACGCAGGCGCTCGTGTACGGCAGGCTTGCGGCACAGCCCGGCGGGGAGAAGGCATCCGGCCCGCTCGAGGTCAAGAGCAACCTGGACCGCTACGTGCGCTTCGAGAGCAAGGCGGCGGCTATGGAGCCGGACTTCGCGCGGCGTGCGCGTAAGGTGTTCGCAGCCGAGGCCGAGGCCGTCAAGGAAGCGATCGCCGGGCAGGACAGCCCGCAGGCGGTGGCGCGTGCGGCTACCGAGGCGATCGACCCGAAGCGGTGGGTGGACGAGTTCGCCGTCGCGCTGCTCGATGCCGTGGCCACCGGCTACGACGAGGCCCGCGCTATGGTCGCGCCTGGCAAGGCCGTGACACGCAGCTTCGGCATCACCGACCCCGACGCGGTTGAGGCGGCGGTGCAGCGGGTCGCCAAGCTCGCAGGGCACGTGACCGACACGACGAAGGACCGCATAGCCGAGCTGGTCGCGCAAGGCATCGCGGCGGGATTCAGTCCGCAGCAGGTGGCCGATGCGATCATGGAGCAGGGCTTCGGCCCGGAGTTCACCGCCAACCGCGCCATCACCATCGCCCGCACCGAAAGCCTCATGGCGATGAACGAGGGCGGGCTGATCGGCGCACGGAACACCGCTGCTGAACTCGGCTTGAGCGTCCGCAAGGCGTGGGAGACGGCGGGTAACGACGCGAGGCCGCTGCACCTGGCGGCACAGGCCGCAGGCTGGCAGCCGCTCGACAGCGACTTCGGCGTAGGGGCCGAGTACCCCGGCGGCTTCGGGGACGCTGGCGAGGATGTAAACTGTCGGTGCTCTCTGGTGTACGAAGCGACGTAGGAAGGAGGCGCAGCGATGCGCGTCAAGAAATGGACCGACACGCTCACACGTCCCTTCGAGGTCAAGGCGGGCAGCTTCGCCATCGAGGAGAAGGCCGACGGCGCTAAGGTCGGCCGCTTCGAGGGCTATCTGTCGGTGTTCGGCAACGAGGACGCCTGGGGCGATGTGGTCGAGCCCGGCGCGTTCACTCGCACGATCGAGCAGAACAACGGCCGCTTCCCGCTGCTGTGGTTCCACGACCCGACCGAGCCCATCGGCATCTTCACCGCAGCCGAGGACGACCGTGGCCTGTACATCACCGCCCACGTCAACCTCGAGACGCAGCGCGGACGCGAGGCGTACAGCGGCATGAAGTTCGAGGTGGACGGGCAGGACGCGGCGTATGTCTCGGAGCTGTCCATCGGCTTCAAGGCCATCGGCAAGGAGATCGACGAGAACGACGTGCGGCATCTGACCGAGGTCGCGCTGTCCGAGGGCTCGCTGCTTACCATGCACTTCGCGGCCAACCCCGAGGCCGTCGTGACCGTCAAGGACACCGGCGAGCGCATGAGCAGCGAGGAGGCCCGCGCCATACGCGATGCCCGCGACGCGCTTGAGGCGAAGGCCGAGGCGCTGACCGAGGTGCTGGCGAGCGTGCCGGTATCGCCGGACGGGGCGCTGTCGGCCGAGCGTAAGGCGGCGGTGGCCGCGTCGGCGGGCGACATCTTCGAGCCGGAGCAGTCGGAGGCCCGTTTGAGCGATGAGGACGCCGCTGGTATCCTAGCCATCGTAGAGCACGCACGCGCCACCCTCGGAGCCTGACCGCTCGCCACACGGCACGCGGCAGACGACAAGGCCGGCACTGCGTCACCACGACAAGCAGAGCCGAAAGGAGCACAGTCATGGGCAAGTCACTGGCAGCGCTCAAGGCCGAGGGTAAGCGCATCTCGGAGGAGATCACCCGGCTGGCCGAGGGCATCATGGACGGCGACGGCGGCGTGAAGCTCGCCACCGACGCGGCCGAGGTCGTCAAGCTGCAAGAGCTTGGCGCCGAACTCAAGCACATCGAAGCGATCGCGGGCACCATCGAGGGCGCCGAGGTGTTCATGCAGGCACGCAAGGACTCGACCCCGCCGGTGCCGCATCCGCAGCCGAGCTACGAGGCCAAGAGCCTGGCCGAGCAGATCCTGGGCGACCGCGCGGAGTACAAGGGCGTCGAGCACTTCCTGCCGACGCTCGGTGGGCACAAGCTCGAGGGCACCGAGCACAAGACGGCGTTCACCTCCACGTCGTCTGCCGACAGCTCGCTGCTCCCCGCAGCGCAGCGCATCGAGCCGTGGATGCCGCCGGTCCGCCGCCTGACCGTGCGTGAGGCGTTCTTCATGCCCGGTTCGACCGGCGCTCCGATGGTGGAGTACCACGAGCTGACCACCGACACGAACAGCGCCGCCGGCGTTGCCGAGGGCGGCAGCAAGCCCGAGGACGCTTTCGTGTGGACGAAGCGGCAGAAGGCCGTCGAGACGGTGGCGACCACGCTCCCGGTCACCAACCAGATGCTCGCCGACTACCCGTCGATGGTCACCATGATCCAGGGTCGCATGGGCTACCATGTGGACTACGAGGAGGAGCGCCAGCTGGTGTGGGGCGACGGCAGCGACGAGCTGACCGGCATCCTCAACACCACGGGCGTCGTCAACGGTGCCGCGCGGATCACCGTCGAGGCGGGCGACACGTACCTCGACATCATCCGTAAGCTCATCACGGTCGCGTGGTCGGGCACCGGCGGGATGACCGAGGGCTACTACCCGACAGCAGTCGGCGTGTCCCCGCTCGTCAAGCAGACGATCGACCTCGTGAAGGGCGACGACCTGCACTACGTGTTCGCCGTCGTACAGTCCGGCGCAGGCACCCGCGTGTGGGGTCTGGACATCGTGGAGAGCAACGCCTTCCGCGACCCGGACGACACGAACGACCACTACATGCTGGTGGGCTCAAAGGCCGCCGGCCAGATTTGGGACCGCGAGTCGCTGAACTTCGCGGTGGGCCTCGTCAACGACGACTTCAAGCGCAACAAGCAGACGCTGCGCGTGGAGAAGCGGCTGGCCTCGGGCCTCTACAGCCCGTCGAGCTTCGTCTACTACGAGATCGCCAACGCGAGCTAGGTCAACGCATCGTAACTCCTGTGTCGGGAGCGGAGCGGGTGAGCGGGGCCGTAGCGATACGGCCCCGCTTGCGTTATGCTTGAGCGCATGAGGGCAGCAGTCATCATCCCGACCTACCAGCGCGGGCACATGCTCGCCGATGCCCTTGCCTCTCTCGACGCCCAGGACGAGCCCTGCGAGGTGTACGTCTACGACGACGGCAGGAACATCGCCCGCTGGCGGGGGACCGATGACGATGTGAGGCAGGCTGAGCGGCGCGTGTACCGCAGGCTTGTGAGGGAGATACGGGAGGAGCACGGCTATGGCTGAGGTGTGCGCGGCGATCATCGCGTTCGAGGAGGCGCGGTGCCTGCCGATGGCGCTCGGCTGCCTGCCTGACGGCGTGGAGGCGGTGGTGGCCGACGGCGCGTATGCCGAGTTTCCGCACGAGTTCCCGTCATCGCAAGACGGCACCTGCGATCTGGCTGAGCGGTGGGGCGCCCACGTCCTGCGCGTGCGGGAGGCGTGGAGCGACCAATGCGCCAAGCGCACGGCGACGTTCGAGTACGCCGCGACGATAGCGCCGGTCGTGCTGTGTCTCGACGCCGATGAGCTTGTCGAGGGTGACGTGCCGGCTCTGCCCGACGGCTACGATGTGGGGTGGGTCTGGATACGCTCGAGCCTGTATCCCGAGCCGTACCTGCAACCGCGCTTGTACCGTTGGCGGGCAGGCTGGCACTTCGAGCGCCGCCACCACTGGATATACGACGCGGACGGGGGGCTCGTGAGCACGCACCGCAAACCCGGCGAGAGGTACCGCCACATCATGCTGCCCGCCGCGATCCACAACATGCGCGACTGGCGTAGCGAGAGCAGGGACAGGGCCAAGCGTCACTATCGGGAGCGGAGGAACGTCCATGAGATGCGTCACGGCGAGGAGTGAGAAGCTGCGCGAGGGCGGCGCGGTAGACCTCACCGTGGTCGTGCCGTTCACGCGCCCGTGGGCGGTGGACCGCTTCTTCGACGGCCTGGAGGCGTCCGGCGTGCCGGTGGCTTCATCGGCGCTCGTCTGCTACGTGGACTCGGACAGCGGCGAGCTGTACCGGGCGGTGCGGGCGCGGGCCGAGGGCGGCGCGTGGCGGTCGGTGTGGCTGCACACCACGGGCTGGCCGCCGCCTGAGGAGTTCGCCAACGCGACCCGCAGGCGCTTCCGCCACTGTGCGATGCGCCTCGCGCTCCGTGGCCTGCTCCCGCGCGAGGGGCTGCTGCTCGCCACCGAGGACGATACGCTGTGGCCGGAGGGCGGCTACACACGGCTTGCCGCGACCTACGCGCAGGGCGCGGCCGACATCGTATCGGGCTGGCAGGTCAACCGCTGGGGCGACGTCCGGCCGCCGGGCGTGTGGCGGATAGACGAGGGGCCGCCGGGCGTGTGGCGGATAGACGAGGGGCCGCCGCGCAAGATGATAGCGGTGCTGCCTGACGGCGACGCGAGCTACGTCGATGCCGTGGGGCTCTACGCGCTCTTGTGCGACGCGGCCGTGTACCGCGCCCTGGACTTCCGCACGTGGGACAACGCTATCGGCCAGGACGTGAGCGTGACGTATGCCGCGACACGCGCGGGGGTGCGCGTGCTGGTAGACTGGCACGTAGGGCTCGGGCACATGCTTGAGCGCAAGGTGATCCCGCCACACGCGGCGGCACCGTATGAGAGGACGGCTGAGATGCGAACGATCATGACGCCATCGGGCCCGTTCTGGGTCCACGAGCCGAAGGAGGCCACGGTGAGCAGGGGCGACACGTACCGCACGAAGCAGCGCATCACCGACCCGGTGACGGGTGAGATCATCTGCGGCAAGGGCACCGACCTCAAGATGAGCGAGGCTATCGAGTACGCCCGCCGCGGGCTTCTGTCAGACCCGGCCGTCAACATGTTCGCCCACTCCGGCAAGGTCATGCCCGGCGTGGAGACGAAGCCGGTGGCGGCAGACGAGGCGCCCTCACTCGCGCTTCTGGCCGACGTCGAGGGCGCACCGGCGCCCGTCGAGACGCCCGAGGGACCGCCGTATGCGTGCAAGGTCTGTGGCCGGGAGTACAAGACGATGAAGGGCCGCGATGACCACGAGGCGAACAAGCACTAGGCTTGAGATCGGCGGCGGGCCACACCCGCTGCCAGGATTCGAGCAGGTGCGCTGCGCGTGGGGCGCAGCACCGCTTCCGTGCGCGTCTGGTAGCGCCGGCCTCATCTACGCCTCGCACGTCCTCGAGCACGTCCGATGGCACGATGTGCCCTACGCGCTGGCAGAGGCGCACCGGGTGCTGGTGCGCGGCGGTGCGCTCGAGGTGTGGGTGCCCGACCTCGCGTACCTCATGGCCTACTACGCGGCCGTCTACGTCAAGCCGCAGAAGCGCGGGGCGGTCGATCTGTACGGCGAGCTGCTGCCCCGCCCGCGCATCTTCGCCTGGTCGCTCTGGCATTCAGCGTTCATGGCCGAGTGCCTGGTGGACTTCGACGGCGTGCTGTGCGTCGATCCGACCGTGCGCGAGGACGACCAGGAAGCCTACGCCGCGTGGCTCAAGGCCGCGACACCGCTCTACCGCCCGCGCCGTGTCGCAGGCATCGTCACGAACCGCCTTGAGCGATACCGCGCTGATACCGAGGCGTGGCTTGCCGAGCACGGTATCGAGTACGGCTCGCTCACCATGCAGCCGCATGCCACGCCCGCCGAGCGCCGGAAGCGAAGCGATACCGCCGCGTACAAGGCCGCCGTCTACGCGGCATCAGACGCGCCGCTGTTCGTCGAGAGCTACGACAAGCAGGCCGAGCGCATCGCCGCGCTCTCCGGCAAGCCGTGTCTCGCGGTGCCGTCCTGGGCCCTGTACCGTGCTACACTCACACCATGAGGACGATAGACGGACAAGCCTGGTGCTCCTTCTGCGGCGCGGCGTACTCCGAGCCGATGCACTCCCGCGTCTTTCGCATCGACGGCGAGCGCGTCCGGGTCGTCTATCCCGAGCGGATCGAGTACCACGACATCATCCCGCGCTCGCACGGCGGCGACCCCGAGGACCTTGAGAACCAGTGCCCGCTGTGCGTCGAGTGCCACACCAAGCACCACTCGCAGGGCGGCATG